GTCGACTATTGGACTCAGAGGGTCATGCATCCTGTCCACAAGTGGATGATGGATGTGTTGAGAGTCCTACCAACGGACGCAACCTTCGATCAAGAAGGTGCTTTAAGAAAGTTTTCCGCTTTATACGGAAAGGATACTGTATATAGTATCGATCTTAAATCTGCAACAGACATGATTCCGCAGGATTTATATCTTGCGGTCCTCCGGCCAATTCTTGGCGAACGCCTTTCAAACATATGGATGTGTTTGATGACTGATCGTTGGTTCCACATCCCGAAACCTAAAAAATCTCGGGATGGACGTGATGGTCTTGCGCGGAAAAATCTATTCCATTCCTCCTTATGGGGGACGGATGTGAAGTACAACCGTGGACAACCCATGGGGACATTGTCCTCGTGGGCCTCTATGGCTCTTGTACATCACGCAATAGAGCTATTCTCGGCACGTCGTGCCGGAGTAGATCCGTTTACTTTCCAAGGATACCGTATCCTTGGAGATGACAATGTCACCGCCAACTCGGACGTCGCTAACAGCTACCTTTCGGTAACGGAAGATTTATGCGTACCTACGTCACCAGCCAAAACTATGGTGGGAAAAGTTTTTTCCTTTGCATCTCAATATTTCCTGGAATCAGTGAATATTTCACCACATTCCATGAAAGAAGAGATGGGCATAGTGACACCGTCTCAGCGTGTTGAATTCGCGATGCGAAGTCTCCGTAGAGGCTGGTGTTCTGATGGCGCGACATATCCTAAAATGTCGAGATTCCTTCGCTCCCTTCTGCAACAGAAAGATTACATCTCTCAGATTACAGAATGGAACAAAGGAAAATTAGGGAAGATTTCCCAAATGGCTCTGATTACTTCTCTTGCTACCTCTGTCCGTCTATTAGATGGACTGGGGTACCAAGATACCGGCTGTGAGACTCTTCTACTGGCTTTAGCCAATAGGGTAGAGGCCCTAGGCGGGAACCAGGGCCAGTTAGGGAAAGGGTTCGAAGAACCTTTTGTGGAACTCAACATTCAGTTTGCCATATCGGTGATCAAAATGATTACCGATGAGGCTAAACGTGCCTGCGAGTCACTCACCACTGCTGGCCAATATTGGGCAGAGTGGCACCGAGGAATAACCCAGACTGGGTTTCTCCAAGGAGTTCTCGAATTGGGCAAAATTGGGTCACAATACCTAACATCCCTTACCATTGGCTACCTTATACAAAGATAGCTAAGGGCAAACGTGTC